CTACCGAGATAGGCCAGCACTCGGTGTACTGCACGATGGCGATAACGCTCTTGGTGACATCCAGCAAGTAGATATAGATCGGCTTCTTGTAGTCAGACGGGCGACCCCATCCACCAGCGAGCTGTCCCGCAGTTGCCGCGCTGAATGGCGTGAGCACTGCGTTGTTCCAGGCTTGCAGGTACTTCAATGAAGTGTTGGAGCTGTCCGCGTAGACCGCCAGACGAAGCGTATCCACAGAATACTTATCCGGGTAGTTGCGGTCGCGACCTTCACGGAAGATGGCCTTCGACGCGAACTGGCGGAAAGGCATAGTAGCCTCTTCCACGAAGTACCACGGAAGTTGCGCTGCTTGGCTAGTGGACACAGCGCCGCCCATAGCCGAAGACAGAGCGCCACCGACACCGCTGAGTGCGCTGCTCGCAAGACTAGCCAGCACTCCAGCGCTCGCGCCAGATGCGGTCTGCGTCGTGCCGGGGCTGATGACTGGGAGCTGAGCGTACCACGTGAACGACATCAGCGGATCTGGACGTGCGGAGATACCCGCCAACGGATTGCCGGGGTCGGCACCACCGATGCTGCTCATAGCACTGAAAGTGCCAGGACTCTGCAGAGTTGCTGACGGGGCGAAGCCACCTAGGCCAGACAATGCTGAATCGAAAATCTTGGAGGGTGCGTTGAGTATGGAACCGACTGCACCGCTGACGTTGCCTGTGAGTAAGCTACCGACTGCACCTGTTACGGCGCCAATACCGGTCTTAACCACATTATTTACTGTGCCGCTGACTGCGGAACTAGCGTTGTTCTTGACGTTGGTGACAGCGCCTTTGACGCCCTGCTTGAGCGCGTTGACCTGCCCCTTCGTGTTCACGTGAATCTGTTGCTCGGCGTTGGATATTGCGTCGGAAAGAAAGCTCATGATTGGCACGCCCGTAAGGAGGCACCAAGAGTGGATTAGCTGACGGTTGAACCTCAAGAGTCAGCTAGAACTCTTGGGATAGTTAGGTGTATCGGAGCGCTGCTCTTCATGCAGCTACTCGGTGTTTGCATTTGTCGAAGTGCCAGCGCTTCATGTTACTACTTTGTCTGGCGGTCAATCCGCAGTGCGGACAGGTGACCGTTGGATATGCTGCGATAGTCGCCAGCAAAGCTGACTTGTACTTCAGCCGGTAAGCTTCTCGCTCTTCCGGGGTCTGGTGGCGCTTTGCCCACGAGCGTCTAATGCCTTCCTTGTGTGCCTCGGCATCTCGCGTTACGAGCTGAGCAGCAGCGTTAGCGATAACAGCACGCCGTTTACGGGCAGCCTTAGTCATCGCGGCAGCCTGATTTCGAGCGGCTTCAGCGCAGGCTTTTCGTTTCTTGTCACTTTGCTTGCTATTCCACGCCCCTTCACCACCGTCGGTGAGATTGGTAAGTGGGCCAGTGCCCAGATCAAAACGACCTATAACTCGGATCAGCTGCTGTTCGCACAGAAAAGAATCAACTTCAGCGAACGTGCACTTACTTTTCTTTATTAGTAGTTCATGACCACTTCGCAGGATCTTGCGGATCTTTGAATATTTTAAACCACGACGCTGCTTCTTCACAGCCATTTCTACATGGACGGTGTATCGGTTTCGAATTCCCTTTCCGATGTAGTAGGGTTCGTGGTCGAATGTTGCCCAACCAAAATCTGTCTTGTACCGATATGTGCCCGGCTTCCGGGGATCCAGATACGCGTAGACGTAATACATGATATGTGTTGAGAGGAAAAGAGGGGACGCGAGACTCGAACTCGTTTTGATCGTCCCCCAAACCACAATGCAGTGTGTCACCCTTCCCACAAGTTTGAACCCACTGCACGTCGTCGAGTATGCGATACTGATGCTATTAAATTGGGGCTACTGGTGCCGTGCTTAGATCAGATGCACGTCATCGACAGTGAACGCCGGGAGGTCCGCAGTCTTCGTAGCGTTGCCAATCTGATCACGGAGCTTCTGGTATGCGGCAAGCAACGTCGCGTATTTGTCGTTGTACGCGTTCGACTTGGCGATGATCGAAGCCGCCAGATAGGAGACTTCGATACCGCGTGCGGTTGCCAGCGTGGACAACAGATGCGAAGCGGGTTGTCCGTCGATGACTGCGTGTGCGTCGACGACTTGCTGCTTCCACGAGGCTTGCTCGGACTTCGTGTAACCTGACGACAGCGCGTAGACTGCTTCGTCGAAGTCCATGGCGGCACGCGCATACGCTGCAGACTGCTGACTGGCGATCGGTGCGTTGATCAGGTCAGCACCGACTTGCCACGCGTTGCCAGTCCAGTAAACTACCAGTCCGGTGCCGAGTACCATCGGCGGTTCCCACGGCGTGCTGTTGTCGGGTTGCGCTGCGTCGGCGTCGAGCTCGACACTGGTATCGTACACGGTCAGTGCGCCAACGCCCGAAGCCTTGAACAGATACCACGTTTTCTTGGCGGGCGCTGCCGGAGTTTCTTCGACAGTCGGAGCGGGTTCTTCAGCAGGAACGCCGGTCTGGATGTTGATGGTTGCATCCGGCTCGATCGTTTCAACCGTCGTCGGTTGTTCAGGAAGGGTGTCTTGAGTGTCGGACATGTTGTTAAGACCAGATGAGTGTGAGTGCGGGGTCGACCGGGATGTAGCCGTTAGGAGCCGGCCGATCGAGCGAGATGGTATCCGGACACGGACGACCCTGCTCTGGCAGGTAATAGCCGTTGTCGTGAGCCTCGTCGGGAGCGATCATCTGCACGTTCTTCGTCGCAACGTACAGATCGCGCTGAACTTCCAGTGTCGTGCCTTCGGGAGCTACCGGCCAGTCCGCGTTCGTGCGGTACACCAACCATTCAGTGGTCAGCGTCGGGATCATCACACGACGCATACCAATGGCTTCCAGCAGTTGATCCGGTTTGTCGCTTTGACACACCAGAACAACCTCGTCGTACCGTTCCTTGCGCGCCACATCCATAAGCATGATGCAGTCACGCAGGAGTTGCGCTTCGACTTGCGGCGTGTACTCGTCGAAAAGCGCACCAAAATATTTACGCTTCGGTGCGGTCACTGGTTGATCGTTCGGGATATGCGTATCCACGTCAGACTCCCTTAGCGAGCTTGTCGGCTTGCTGCTTGGTTAGGGTGTGAACCTTGGTAGGTTCACCCTTGAAGATAAGCCGGATGTCCGTGCCGTTGACGGAAGGGCGCACGCCGAAGCGCATACCCTTTTCAACGACTACCGTCTTGCCACGGAAATCCAACTTGACCGGACGAGCTCCCTTGTAAGAAAACCACTGATAGGCCGTTTCGGGCTTGATTGCGGCAGTAACAGGTTTGCTGATCAGGAATGAATACATAGAGCATCCTTACATCGGGAGTGTTGTACGACCGAGCTTTTCTTTGTTGCGCTTCGCCAGTTCCAGGCGATAGTTCGGATCGCGGTCGGCTTTCGCTGCGATCTTGATGATCCGGCTGTTTGCTTCTGCCTTGGCACGCGGCTGGCTGATAGACGGGATGTGCTTGATCTTACCCGTCTTCGACAACGTCCAGCTGTCACCACTGTCGCCAAAGTCACGAGACAGCAACGGCTTCCGGTATCCACGTGAATGCGAAGCCGATTGTGTGGTCAGTTGACCAGCACTAGCACGTTCCAACAAGCGTGCGTGTTCCTGCTTGGCTTCTTCACGTGCGTCGACGCTACCACCGAAGTCATCGTCGAACTCGTCAGTGCCGAAGTCGTCTTCACCTTCGTGGCTGGTGTCCTTGCCCGTGTACTTCTCGAGCTTCTTGCGGAGCTCGGCGTCTTCGTCCAAGTCACGCATCAGCGCATCCGGATCGATCTTCGCAGCAGCCATCCACATCTTCAGCGGGATAGGTACACCCTTGTCGGATGCTTGCTGAAGCAGTTCCGCCATGTTCTCTTCACCCTTCGCTTCCAACTCCTTATGCCAGTGAAGCTGCGGCATCTTCAGGTTGTTGCGATTGGTGCGGTTGAACAGGAAGTCAACAACACGGCCAGCCTCTGCGCGTTTGCTCGGATCCTTGTACAGATTGTTGGTAACGGCGACCAGCGGGAAGATCTTCGAGTAGAACACCCGTTCCGTCATGTCGGTACGGAAGCTGTTCATCGATTCCAGGAACGTGGAGTACGCCGACTCAGCCGAAGCGTAGCTGGCATCACCCGAAAGGAACGACTCCGAGATACCGAGTGCCCGCAGCTTGTAGGCAACCAGAATGTCGGCCATGTCGGTCCACTTCCAGAAGTCACCACCAGGACGCAGATCGGTTGCTTGCACGGCGTTACGTGTGGATACCCATCCGCCAAGCGGATCCATTTCCGCGCTCTGGAACTCCTGCACCAATGCGCCGAGCTCTTCGCCTGTCGGTGTCCACTGATCGTCACCTGCGGTCAAGTGGGTCATCGCGCGCTGACGACGTTGCGATTCAACCAACGTACCGCGGAACAGCGTCTTCTCGATGAGGTACATCGGGAGGATGCGGTGCAGGTACGAGGTGAAGGCCCGGTCCGTTGTCGAACGGCGCGGCACGAACAGCGTAGTCACCGGGTCTAGAGTGAATGCACCCGACTTCAGCATGTCAACGAACTGCGACGGCATCTGCTGCAGATAGCGGCGTGCGTACTCCGAGGTATCGTTGAGGAACTGCTGCGTTGACTGTCCAACCCGCACGTTGATCGTGGGGTCGATGTTGAAGAACGGCGAAGGCATCACGCTGCAGGACAGTGCGTCGTGCAGCAGAGTGTCCATGAACACCTTAGCCTTCGGATCGAACACCAAGCTTCCGGCGAAGAAGCCGTCCACAAGGTGCGTTGTCGAGATCAACGGCAACATCTGCTGAACGTTGAGGCGCTCCAGCGTTTCATTGAACGGGCGCAGTTCCTTTTCTTCCAGACCCCGCAGTTCCCAGCTTGAGAACGGGAAGTGCGCCTGAATGTCCACTGCGCTACCTGCCGTGTTATCGAACAGGTAGATGTCCCGATACATCAGGGCCAGCGTGGAGGTGTCGACCAGATGCGGATCCGCCGGGATCAGGCCAGTCATGTAATACTGGTAGTTCGATTGCCAGAAGCCGTTGACGGACATCGAGGCACCACCGGCACCGCTTCCACCACCGAACATCGACATGTTAGCGCTGACCTCTGACTTGCTGGCTTTACGCGAAGCGCGTGCGCTGATACCATTTCCCTGGGAAGGAGGGGCCATGTTGAAGTTCTTGCCGTTCACACCCAGAATCTTTTGTTTGGCGAACATGTTGTTCCTTTATTTGGCCTTGCGATGTTTCGCAAACCGATTGAACTGCGCGTTGCGAAACGCCAGCCGGATTATCAGGTCGAGGTTGACTACGGCGTCGAGCTCACGGCGGAACGCGTACTTGGCAACCTTGGACTTCAGCAGATTACGACCCATTCGATCAGTAGCCCGGCTGACCAGCAACACACCGACTCCGCGTGGAATGTCGTCCTTCACCTTAGCGTACACGGCGGGCGACATGGCGAAGTAGAAGCGATTGCTCAACTCGACATAGTTGTGCCACTTCTTGTCTGCACGAAAATCGGCGACGCTCGACTTGACTTCTACGATAGTAACATCGCCGGAGAAGCTCAAGCACAGCAGGTCAGCACGGAAACGACCGCCTCGACACAAGCCCATCTCTTCGTTGACTGCCATGCGCTTCTTGACGAAGTATCGCGTGGCCGCAGTCTTGATCTCTGATGCAACCAGTGGTGTGCTCATCGCTGCATCGCCTGAATGATTTCCGTCTTCATCTTGTCGTGCTGCTCTTGCATGACTGTACCAAGCCGAGTACGACTCTGCACCATGCGCTCCCGGAATTCCTTCATGTTGGATTCGGGCAGCCCCAAGGTCTTGGCGTCATCGGTGATAAGCGCTAGCTCCTTCATGATCGCCATACCGATGTCCAGCATACCCGGACGCAGCACCTTCTCGACCAGCATCATGCCGACGGCACCGCGGTCTTGCGTGGACTGCAGGTCGATCATCAGCTCACGGATCGACTGGACCAAGCCGTTGAACGAGTGAACGCCGTAGCGGCCCTTCGACTCACGAATACCAGCTTCTACTTCCGAGATCAAGTCGATGGACGTTTGGATAAGCCGCTTGTTCAGCTGGGACAATGCGTTGTCCGCTTCACCAGCTTCCAGCATCTGTTGCAGTGCTTCTGCGTCATCACCGAGGATAGAGTTCAGACCCTTCTTGTTGAGGCGCGAAATACGACCCGGCTTCTGCGGTTCCAGCACCATGAGCTCAGTCCCCGGTTTATTCGGGGACGGGGCGGCTTTAGCTTTCTCAGCCTTGGGTGCCAGATGACGCTTGGCCTTCTTTGCTTTCGGAGGACGCGGCCGGAAGTCATTCTCGAAATCCGCGTCGTCCGGTTCATCTGTGTGGCGCGCCTTCTCAGGCTGTGCTGCCGACTTGTTCTTCCCCTTGCGCAACGGTTGCTCGTCGCCGTCTGCACCTTTCTTCTTGGATGGCTTTGGACTGGGGGACTGGGAAGGGTTGCTACCGGGACCCGAAATGTTGAACGAAAAGTCCCGTGTTTTAGTTTTCTTCAACATCAGCTACTCCTTTCGTGCGTGCTGGTCACTCGCTGTCAGCAACCGGAAGGGCGATACGGTGGTCTTCGCACACGAGAACCGGAATGCCGTTGGCGTGGCTGGCAGTCATCGGTTGACGGCATTCGGGACACAGACCCTTGCCTGCGACTTCGGCGCTCATGTCGATGCGCGCAGTCAGCTTCTTCTGGGTGGTAGCGGCAGCCGCGCCAATCTTCTTCGCGACCGCTTCGCTTTTGGTGGACGATGCTTCGAGATACGCTTTCGGGAATTGCATTGCCATGATTACACTCGCTTGTTGATTAAGGGCATACGGCTACTGTCTTCGACCATCTTGACGATGCCCATCGGCTGGTAGTCAAGGTATTTACCAAGACCGGCTTCCAGACCATACAGACCGATGAAGCTGCAGTCCAGTTGGTGCGGAGGCGTCCGACAGACACGGTACAGCTGATCAAGAGTGTAGCCTTCGAACCGCCGATGGAACTCGTTCTTCCACGTTGCCGCGGTGATGTACTTGACAGGAACGTTGTAGCGGCCAGCCAGCAGACCGTTCATCATCGAGACGCATTCAATGAGCGGACCCATAGAACTACCACCACGCGTCTGGAACCGTTCGGCGATGATGCCGTTCGGTTGATAAAGATCGATCCACCTACCAACCTCAGTCAAGAACAGATCGCGCTGCGGGCCGAACTTCGTCAGATCGTAGATTGGATTGGTCAGGATGGCGTTAGCCAGAACCCCGACCTTTCCGTTCTCGTTCACGGCAACTACCGAGATTCCCATATTGCGACTTCCCGGGTCGAATGCCAGCACCCGCTTCGTTGTGGGCTTCAGCTTCACATTGTCCGGCAAGTCATATTCCCGATTGGGCTTTCGTATTTTTCTGCGGGCCATCTCGTGTTACCTCGTATTCACATACGGTTAAATTGCGACAATCCGCAATTAACGTAAGCCCCTGAATCCTCGGAAGGCGCCACCACTGCGTCCGGCACTGGCGGGCATCGGCATGGTTGCACGACTCCCGTCGTACGTCCAGTCCTTGGCTTCGTTCAAGCGTTCCATGATTTTCGGATCGTGTAGCTTGGCACCCCACAGCACGAATGCCCGGAAGATGTCGTCTGTGAATCCGTCACCCTTCTCAGGGCAGCGCGCTTCGCCAACATCTTTCACGGTAACGATCTGGAGCATCAAGTGCGGGACAGGCTTGCCGAACATATCCGTCTTGTAGTTCTCGACACGTCCGTCCAATATCATACGTTTCTCGGCGTCGTTGATGGTTGGGGCGACGATGTTCTTCTGTCCAAGCATTGCCACCACTGCGTTGAAATCCTTCCGACGCGGACTGTACTGACGCGCCAAACAACGCGGCTTCTGCGACGGGTTGTTACCCATGTCATCCTTCGCACGGTTCAGCAAGTCGATGGATTGCCACTGATCCGCCAGCAATGCCACAGCGTTGAGTTGCTTGAGCATCGGGAGGATCACGTGCTGATACATCATATTGTGATTGATGCGTCGGCCGTCATGTGGCATACACTCGATGACTGTAGTCAACACGCTCTTGCCTGAGTTGAAGTCGTAGTGACCGCCACACAGCGTGAACGAGTTATCTACTACTCCAGCGTCGATAGTTACCAGTGACGGCCAGCGGAAGCTACGAACACGATCCAGCTTGAGGTAGACCTCGTCGGCCTTGTCGTACTGGTAGGTTGCGTTGTGGCTGTTCTGACCGTTAACGAAGATCTCCTCTTCAACAACCTTGGGCTGAATGAACCGCGAGTGTACCGACGGCGGATTAGCCCCGAAGTCTCGCTCAGCCTTTTCCGGGTTGGAGTTGTAGGCCATTGCGATGATCGGATCGTCCTTTTCCATTTCCGGGTGCATTTCCCATGTCGGGAGATTCACGCCCAGAATGTACTTGGATCCCACTTCGGTGCGCGACTCAGCCAGCAATCGCATCACCTTATCGCGCTTCGAGATCGGCGACGACACGCACATCATCAGAGCCGACGGAGCACTGGAAAAGCCAGCGGCCAGCAACTTGCGGCTCACCTTCTGCACCGTAGTCAGACTGTTGGTCAGTGACTTGTGTGCTTCGTCAGCGTTGGCGCGCTCGGACTGTTCGTCCTCATCTTCGTTACCTTTCGGCAGCGGGAACAAACCCAATTCGTCAAGGGCAGCGCCGATGCGCGTGTCACCACGGAGGGTAGTAGAGTTCGGCCCACTCGGGTAGAACTTCATGTTGCGGTGATGGAACGTCAGGTACATTGACGAGTCGCGATACAGTTCTGTGCCTGAACGGGCCTTGGTGTCGTCCAACACTTCGAAGTATGATTGGAACCAGGAACTGTTGTCAATCAGCTTCTTGAACGGAGTCCACAACACGCCGACGGCCTTGTTGAAGTTCAAGCTGACCATCGTACAGGTCAACTGCGTCGAGGCTTGCATCATAGTAGGAGCGAGCTCCGCGATGTTCGGAAACATCAAATACTGATGGGCCATGTACGCAAAGTAGCCAGCGGCCGACGATGATTTGCCGGATCGCTGGCCCAGAACGTTGACTAACTGCTGATAGTGATGCAGACCGTGGTTCTTTATCAGATCCCACTTGTGACGCTTGCACTTCGGACATACACCGTGCTCCAGCATCACCACGCTCTTCTTCAGGCGATCTGGTTCCAGTGCCTTCGGAATGTTGTAGATGTCGAATACGCGCTTGTCCGAACAGCACGGGCAGATCTCGGCGAACAACATCAGGCCGATCCACATCTGGCGCGCCCACGGAACGCTGTACTTCGGAGCATCACGCGACAGCACATTCATAGTGAAGTCGTAGAAGTTCTTGGCATGAGTAAGCTGTCGTGTATCGATCTTCAGATCACGTAGCGTACCCGTTGCCGGATCCTCCGCGTCGTTCATGTAAGCCAGGATGTCGAAGTCATCGACGGCCATACCACCTTCTTCGAATCCACCATGCTTGATGATGTACTCGTCAGGCGAGATCTCCTTGAACTTGATCTTCTTGCCCTTCTTCTTGGCAAGTTTAGCCTTCAGCATCCGCTTCTCGTGGATGCGTTGCATGTCGTCGTCAGACAGCAAGCCCTTCAGGAAGACGTCGGCATCCGCGTCCATCAAGCTGTCGGTACGAGCCGTTGCCAAGCGATCACTCGCAGACTCCACGGCATTATAATCGATCTTCTGCATGGCAATCCTATTCTTCAATTACCGGCGAACGTTTAGGTGTGGGTGTCTTGGGCGTGTCGTCGGAAGACGCTGCTGATTGGGCTTTCTCTTTCGGCCTACGACGTTCATCGTCGGAAAGCGCCGGGAAGATGATATTCGCTGGCTGCTTAGGCGTGATTGAGTTGATCAACGAGTCGACTGCAGACCGCGGCAATCCAAGATACTTTGCAATGTAGCGAGCCATCAACAATTGAGATCCGGTCGCTACCATGCGTTCAAATTGCGCGAATTGGGTATTGTCGACCTCAGCGTTCAAGGTACGCTGGACTACCTCACGTGCTTGCGAGGTGCCCGCCTGAACGGCCAGAGTAAGCGGTCCGAGGTCATTAAGGAAGAACTCTCGTACACGCTCGATGTTGGATTGGAGGGCGACTGGAAGCTCGTCAGAGTAGGCACTCTTACGGATCTCCACCTCCTCGGTGATGAGGGATAGTGCGTGCGGGGCCACCACCTTCTTGGTAGCATTCAACGACTCGTCGAAGGACTGGGTCGGACGGTAGAAGAAGCGGGAACGCCTGGACTTGGTGGTCTTTTTCTTTTTCTTGGGTGCTTCGGGAGCTTCCACTTCGGGTTGCTGCTGTGACTTCGGTGTCGGGTGGGCCATCACAGTCAGCGCACTGAGCAGATCGTCTGCCACGTCCTCCTGCTTCTTGGTGGACAAACTCAGGTGGGATAAACGACTTGCCATTGCGGACCTCTGACTGTGATGGTTGATTACGATTACTCTTCTGCGTCGTCGTCCATGGACTTCGACTTCTTCTGGTTGCGTTTCGCTACGTACAACTCTTCGCCAACGCCGGAAGCCAACTGGCGGAAGCACCACGAACGCAGATTCATAGGCTTGTAACCCATGCGGTTCGAATGCTCGGTCATCTTGGCCTTGTCGCCGAGGACCCATTCCTTGAGTTGCGCCCAGCTGATGACCTTCTTACCAGCGCCCAGACCCTTGAGGTCGATATACATATTTTTCCGATTCTTGCCGGTGAGCTGGCCCGTCTGGCGGAGATAGTACACCGTGTCGAAGAACGGGTCGAAACCGCGAGCTTCACCACTGCCGTCTTCTTCCCACAAGCGAACGAAGCCCATACGACCCGGCGTCCACAGCTTGTTCTTGATAGCCTTGAACCGGACGTAGCGATAACGGTCGGTGCCCTCTACTTCTACCGACGGCTCGTGCTCGCGACGATCTTCCGCGTCGAACTTCGGATTGAACGGCAGGTTCGAGGCCAACGGCGTCCATTGGATACGCACGTCACTGTTGAAGCGCAGTGCCTGTCCACCCGGTTCTGCTTCCTTCGGACCGTACATCGCCATCGGAACAGCACGCAGCTGATTGATACCAATGACCGCGACCATCTTTGATGCCAGACGACCCTTCACGCGCGGCAGATGCTTCGAGAACATACGCGCTTGCAACGCCAGCGAGTTGTCGCCGTCTTCCTTGTCGTTCGACGTCGGGTTCATTGCCGGATACGAGTCGACCAAGATCAGAGCTTGCAGTGCTCCATCGGGTGCCGGGATCCAGATGCCCTTGCCGTACTTCTTGGACATCGTCTTGTCGGAATGGCTATCGAGCTTCGCCTTGTTTTCCTTCGTCTCGTCGAACACGAGCCACCACTTACCCGCGATGAACTTCTTGTCCGGCAGCTTCTGCAGCATGTCGTGCAACCAGTCGAAGAACTTCTCGCCGATGGTTTCCGCACGATAACGCACACGCGGAGCCACCGTCCACTTGCCGGTTTGCGCGTCCTTCTTGCCGAACACTTCCTTGATCGAGATCTTCGCGCCGCAGGTACGCAGAATGTTGGCGACGTAGGGCTTGGAGTTCTTGGTCGAACCTTCGTAGTCCGCCAGCCCGATGATCGGGATGTTGGCGTTGATACCAGCGGCCATGATGTGCAGCGCGCCAGTAGTCTTACACGACTGTTCCGGGCCGAAGTGGGTGTACCATGCCGGGCGGATACCACCACCCTCGACGAGGTCCAGCGCCAGAATGCCGGTGGACATCGGCGGTACGTCTTCGAGCAAGTCGCTATCGAAGTCTTGACGGCGGCTGACGTCGTCGAGCGTATCCGAGTACAGACCAGCGACGTCGAAGGTTACGTCACCCTTCGCACCCTTCTTGCCACGAGGTGCCTTACCTACGACCGCTTCGATTGCTTCTTCGACTTCGTCTTGCTTGGCGCGGCGTGCTGGAGCTCGCTTGACTGCTGGCGCCTTCTTGGCTGCGACCTTACGGGCCGGAGCCTTAGCTACTGGCTTCTTTGTTGCCATGAGTTCTGTTCCTGGGAAGGGCAAATGAAAAGACCCGCCGCGAACGGTCATCTGTTCGGCGGCGGGCCCGAGGCTTCACGATGAGTTACGTGAGCTATTTACTACTGACGCTTTAGCGACG